TTGAAGCTAAGGAGCCCGAAGCGATTCCTGTAGGCTGTCAACGCGTAGTATTCCGTCTCCTGCCCAGAGGACGGAAGGTTCAGCGGGTACGAGAACGGGAGCGTTGGAGACGTGTCCACGGGTTGCGTTGAGTCGCTCAGATCGGGCGGGGCGTCCTCGCCTAGATAGAGTTCATACCTCTCCAGGGCGTCCTCTGCCACGCGGAACTCCTCGCGATAGACCCGGAGATTGGTGATCCGCCGCGGCCCCCTGCGGTAGGAGGAGCCCACCGCCGCGAACAGGAAGAAGAAGTCCCGCCCACCGCGGACCATTCGGATCCGGAAGACTGGTTCATCCGGTCGGAGAGGCATCCACCGCGTCGATCCGCCGCGCTCGAGTTCCTCCAGGTTCTCGCGCCTGTAGTTCTGGACCTCGCGCCTGAGCCCCAGGACGGGCGGAGTGGATCTATACCATGCCATGCTTGCCTCCTACGGCCAGAAGTCCATCCCCATGAGTTCCGGATACCAAGCAGTTACATTGATAAACACGAAGGTGTTATCTATCATTACCCAGTTGTCCTCGTTCTTGTCCAGCCCGCTAACCCCCCGAACGGTACAGGTCCCGTAGGCGCCGCCCTGGTCGCTGTTCCTCCATTGAACGTCATCATCCCAGTCGCACGCCGGATTGTCCGTCCCGTCCAGGGGGATATTGTCAGGAACCACGAGATTCCCACCGCCCCCGGTCCATTGCAGAGTATCCCCCTCCATTCGGAAGCCGTAGTTGACCCTCCCCGTGGCGGTGTACTCGAATAGTTCCGGCTCCGTTACTGGGAACTTCAGGATGTTGTTCACCATGTCCGTTACTGGGAAGGTGGCAATAACTACGTTCCCCGAATCGTTGAAGGCGTCGAATTGATCCGCAGGGCTCAGAAGGTGGGCGTTGTCAGGAAGGCGGAGAAGTTCCACGTTCCAGGTTCCCAGGTCATCCTCGAGGTCCTGGAATATTCCAATATGGAGGCAAGCTTGGCGATTCAGGATAGGGATCTGATTATCACAGACCACGGAGAAGAGGACCCTGCTTATACCTAGCCGAACATCGCACTGGTAGCCCTGCTTGTGGCCTAGCTCGAGGAAGCCTGTGTATGCGTAGCTTCCCAACCATTTCTCCGAATAGGCGTCTGTTGTCAGGACGTACTTCCACCATTTCTGACGCGGGCAGGACCACAGGCTCTCCCCTACGTCCTCATATCCCACGGGCTCCGTCTTCAGGAGGTTTATGCATTGCCCATTGAGGTCTCCAGCCCACCCCCTCATGGCCCCAGAGTCGAGAATGTTCTCTGGTTTCGCGGGACATCTGGGATCTGATGGCCCCTCCCAGAACACCTGTTCTACCACCTTGGCGGTCTTGCTCATGTGCCAAAGGTCTGGAATGGGGAAGCCGTAAACGTCCAGGATCCAATGTAGTCTATACTGCCAGTATTCAAGGGCCGCCCTCATGTCCATGGGGAGGCGGGCGTGAGGGTATCGGAAGGAGGGATTGGCTCCAGGATAATAGGGTCCTGTTAGGGGCCGCTCATAGGCGGCCTGATCCCATGGGAAGTTGGACTGGGCGTTCTCGAAGAAGTAGGAGTTTTCTATTGTCCGAACTGCCTCTATGTAGGTGGCCCTGAACGTCTCCCACTCCGCGTGTACTTCATCGCAATAGGTGAAGTCCTCCGGATCGTAAACTGGGAACGGCCCCGCGCCGAAGTTCTGGAATCTCTGGTTGAGACGCGCCCAGAAGGTGAGGTGATCCGGCAACTGGAAGCCCGTGGATCTGCCCACATATTGCGCCAACGCCAAGGCCTGGGCCTCGTCCTGAGGTTGCGGGAAGAAGTGGCGCCCATAGCTGATCCCGCGAACCTTCAGGCTCCCATTGCTGTATCCCCTATAGAATCTCTCGAATGGATCTATGGCGTAGAATATGGACATGGAGCCTACCCATACAGGGCTCTATTGGAGTACCATCTCCCGGCGTTGTAGTGGACCCCGAAGGTCCCCTCCTCGTTGGGAGCCGCGTCTCTCTTCACCTTGGTCCGCTCGAAGGATAACTCTAGGGTATCGTCCGTCTCTCCGGAGTGGACGTGGGGACCAATGCCGCCCGCCTGGGGCGCGGGATCCCCCTCGTCCAGCTCGATGATGATCTGACCGCCCGTGAAGGCGCGGACCCGGACCCCGTTGGCCCCTGTGATCCGTCTCACCAGCATATCGGCTATCCGGTTGAGTTGCTCCGCGCTCACCTCTGTCCCAGGACGGAACCCTCGAGGGATCCCCTCCGCGGCAGGGTTCCCAGGGTTGGAAGACGCCATTGGTTACTCCTCGATGATCATCCGCGCCTTGGCCGCAACAGAAGCCGCCGCCGTAACAGCGATCCCCAAGCGATCCCCGCCCGGGACAATGATCTCCCCACCAAAAGGCGCTTGCCATGTGTAGCCGCCCTGTGGGTGGACCTCCTCGCCCAGGACCTCGTCCGTCCCCGTGGGCTCTGTTGTGCTGGTTTCGTATTGGGCCGTGGTCTGGAGGGACTCGTCATCCGATTCGTTCATCTTCTTGAGAGTCAACGCCGTACCTCCCGCTCCCGCGTCCGTCTGCCGTAGCACCTGGACAAGGATAGGAGAGGCCGTGCTGGAGACTCCCTTGAAGCTCACGCTGATCTCCCTCACAACTACCCGATGATTGGCCGCCGCTATGATCTGGAGCAGGGTCAACTTAGTAGTCCCACTCGTGATCTCGCCCGTCTGTGCCGTAGCCCTCACGCCCGCCATGTCATTCTCCCTTCCATCGTAGGTGGACATTCACATCCACGTTTGGTTCCGCGTCAAAAGACGGTAATATGATCCGTCTCACCCAAAGGCCTATAGTCTCGTCCGCGTCCAGATCGCCAACGTCCAACGCCGCCGCCTCTGTCGTCACGATCTGGAATGTTACACCCGCGGGTAGCGTGTACTCGTCAGAGATCGTCTGTATGGTTCCGTCAGAGGCCGGGACCTCTGTCCCCAACGCGTAGGGAACGAACCCGAAGGAGGAGGTGATCCATACCTCTATATCTGTTACTGCCTCGAGCCCCTTGAGGAAGACCGCCCGATAGACCACGCTCCCAGAGACTCGCTCCGCGTCTGGTACGTTGTCCATGGAGAAGACCCCGTTGGTGGAGTTCTCGAGCCTGAACCTCGCAGGACCGGAGAACCTCTGCCCTGGTTCGCGATAGACGCGGACATATTTCGCGCTGTCCGCGCCCTGGAGGACCTTCCGCTCCCCCTCTGCTATGGGAACAGCAAGCCCAGGAAGTCCGTCTGGAGGCGTATAGGTGGCCGTGTCGTTGAAGATCAGAATGGAGGCGTCCCCCTCTCCGTTCTCTGGGCTCGCCTCCTCGATCACTAGGCCCTGTACTGGGTCCGTGTAGATCGCGTTGATCCCCATTACCAGACGCCCAGAGATTTCCCCGCCAAGGGAGGCTGAAGGGTCTATGTTTTCAGGACCCCCAGAGAGATAGATCCCCACAGAGTCTAGGCCCTTGTATGCCTCCATTATGCCTCCCCAACCACGAGATCCCCTGTACTGTCTATCTCATAGACTACCACAGGAGGAGCAGGGTTGCGGACCACGCGGGCCGTGAACTCCAAAGGCTCCCCAACCTCCCCCTGGGAGTTGGTGGCGAAGATCCGGAACTCCGTCTCCGTGTCGTCCTCGAGAGCCTGGGTCCTGAACACATGGAAGCCGCGGCCCGTCCTCGTGAGGTTGCCCACCTTGGTCCAGGTAGACCCCACAAGCTTCTCGATGAGATAGCCCGCCTCCCCGTCCACCTCCCTCCATTGGAGGTATACGAAGGGCGTATATCTGACGCTATCAGCCTGGGCTCCCTCCTCAACGATCTCCAGGGGCGGCGCATCTTCTTCATATCCGCCCTGGTCGTAGATATACTCCCCTCCCTCCACCGTCGCGATCTTGCGCCCAATGAGATAGAGGTCCCAGGTCTGAGAGCTTCCACTTGTCCAGGTGAAGACCCACCTATTCTCCGCCAACTTCTCCGCGCTCCAATAGACCATGTTATCCGCCCTGTAGAACCACTCCCATAACCGCCTCGAAGTCACACGCTGGAAGCTTGGGTATTGTGAGCTTCCCAGGAAACTCCCCACCCTCCACCAGATCCGGAGGAGGCTGTCCCGTCTCCTTGTCTATGAACCAGACCGTGGGATCCCAGGAGTCCGGATCATATTGAAACTCGAAGTTCATGAAGTACCAGTTGTTGAGGTTCGCGTCATTTCCCGCGAACCTCCAGGAGCATCCGGTACATAGCCAATGCCGCGGATCGCCTCCAGACCATGCCACCTCATTGACACATCCCGTTATGACGTTGGCAATGTCCCAGGGCGTGGCGGTCTGCTTGTGGCCCTGTATGTATATGCTCCTCTGTGGCTCGAAGTAGGTGTATTGACCGCCCGCCTCTGTTGGCTCCGTGTCCCCTGGGTAGGTGTAGTATAGCTTGATCTGTTCGCCGTTCTCGTCCTCGTTGGTCTGCTTCTGTTGGAGGCTTGTCCGCACCTCGCCGCCCACGAGTCCGTCCCTTGGGGCGGTTAGGTTCTCAGGGATGTCCGCGTAACTCTCATAGACTAGCTCAACATCCACGCGAACAGTCCCGCCTCCCGTGTCCACCACCTTGGGATTGCGTTCCGTTAGAACGAGGTCAAAGGCCCCAGGAGGGCTCCCGCTTTCCGTGAGGGTGGACATATACTCCGGCATCCCTGCATGGGTGAGGGCGTCCATGAGGGCGCTCCAGTCGTTGGCGATAATGCCCTCCACCTGGAATAGGCGCACCATCCGCCGCAGAGACCCATGTCTCTCTGACGCCTCGAGGACCGGAAGCTTATCGTCTAGCACGTTGGCCATAGTTATCTCCCAAGTAGAGCAGGGTCCCTTTCCCTGCCTGATAGGATGAATATCACCTCATCCAGCTTCCCCGCCACCGTCTTGTCCTCCACCTCCTCCGTCTTCTTGGCTGGAGTCGCGGCAGTCCCCCCGAAGGTGAACTGACGGGAGGACATTTGCCGGAACTCTCCTCCTGTCTTGAAGCCCCCGCCAACCTTCTCCATTTCTCCCTCTGCTTCTGCGGCCATTTTCTCCGTAGCCTTGGCCGCGTCCTCCATGGACTTGGCCACGTTCGCCGCGCTTGCATCCGCGTCGATCACGGCGGTCCTCGCGTCCTCATAGGCGGCCACGTTGTCCGCGTGCTGTCGATCCAAGTCCGCCATCTTGTCGTAATACGAGGACGCCCGCTCCTCCGTGTCGTTCAGACTCTTCTCCATGGCCTTGGAGAATGCCTCCGCGCTGTTGGAAGCCGCCGCCGCCGCCCGCTTCTCCAGTCTCTCGAACATCGTGAGTTGCTTCCCCCCTGCGGGCTGGAATAGCTGATCCCCCAAGTCCATGAGCTTCCTCAGAATGCGATTCTTGCGAACCTCCGCCACAAGGCTCGAGAAGGCCTTGGCCGCGCCCTTCACCGCGTCCCAGAATGCCATTTGGATCCCCGCGGCCACCTCCAGGAAGAATCTCCAGATCCTCGTCCCTATGTTCAGGGCGTAGAACTTCAGAGTTTCCCATGCCTGGATAGTGGCCGTTACCATCCAACTCCACGCCTTCAGGATCTCGAGGGAGGCGAGCTGGAACCATGTCGTTATTTTGAGGCCACTAACCCTCGCATTGTTTATCAGGTCAAGGAGGCCACCCTCCACTCCGTCCAGGGCCTCGATCACCAACCAGCACGCCGCCGCCCAGAGAACAAACGCACCCACCGCCGCAACTGCCCCAAGGGATACGGCTCCAGTCAGGACCGCGATCAGCTTGGAGGCCATCGCTGTAATGGCCCCAAGCCCGGTCAAGAGTGGGCCGATGGCCGCGGCTGCTACGCCAAGGCCAACAATCCAACGCTTGGAGGACTCGTCCAGACCCCTGAACCATTGCGTGGCGTCCTTCACATATTCGCTCAACTTGAGGACCGCGGGAGCCAATATGCGCCCAACCTCCTGGGAGGCAAGGTTCATGTTGTTCCTCATGATCTTCATCTGGCTGTTGAAGGATGCCAGTTGCTTGTTCGCCACGTCCTCCGTGAAGCCGCCCGCGCTCCTCAACTCCTTCTCAAACTCCTTGATCTTCTTCGAGGTCCCAAATAGCGTCTGGAGGGCGGAGAAGGAGCGATCCTGGAAACCAAGGAGTTCCGCCGTTGCCTTCTTCTCCCTGTCCGTTAGGCTCATGAAGTGGCGCTCCAGTTGGCCAATGATGTCCGCGAGGGGAAGCATTGTTCCCTCCGCGTCGTAGAGTTGGAGCCCAAGCCTCTCCCACTCCTTGGAACTTTTGAGGGTGGCCCGCTGGAGGTCACGGAGTACAATGTGAAGCTTCTCCCCTGCCGCCTCCCCCTTGATCCCCTGGTCCGCGAACGCGGCCAAGACTGCCACGCCCTCCTCCACGTCCTTGTTCAGGAGACGGATCGCCGCGGCGGACTTAGTTGTGAGAGCCCTCGAGAACTGCTCCACGGAGGCATTCGCCAAGGTATTAGCCCGGACTAGGACATCCGAGATCCGGACCATATTCTCTGTGTTCTGGACCGCGTCCGCGGTCTTCAGCCCAAGCGCGGCCTGGGCGTCCGCGAGGAGCGTGGTGGCTTGGCTCATGTCGAACATACCGGCAACCGCGAACTGGTTGACCGTCGCGAGGGCATCCGTGGCCTGGGCCGCGTCCAGTCCCGCAGAGGCTAGGAAGAAGTAGGACTCCGCGAGCTCCGTGGAGGAGGTTATGGATTGCGTGGAGACCGTCCGCGCCGTGTCCTCCATGTGGCGTCTCATTTCGGAGGAGACGTTCCCCATGATCGCGGTGGACTGTGTCATCGCGGAGTCGAAGTCTCCGAAGGCCTTGACCGCGGTCCCCCCCATGATCGTGAGCGGGAGAGTAACGGCCATGGACATCTTCGCACCCATGGCCGCGGCATTCTTGGAGAAGGTCTTGAGACCCGATTCCGCCTTCCGCAAGTCACGGAACCATTTCTCCGTTCTTGCGGTGAGGTTGACCCATAGGGTCCCCAGGTTGAGCCCTCTCATTTGTCTGCCTCCATTCCGCGCCCCTTCCTCACGCCTTTCCTATCTGCTCCAGTCAAGGCCATCCAAAAGGCCTTAGACTTGGCGATCCTTTCCCGTTGATCTGTGGCGGAGCCCCTGCGCTCAGGTCTAAACTCTAGGATCTTGTCCGCAATCGTGGCCCGCGATCCTTTGAAGTGAGCCCGCTCTATCAGAGCCGCGATCTGTGCGAGGTAGAAGTCCTCCCTTCTGAACTCCTCCGTTGCGCTCCAGTTCAGGAACCAGACCCACTCGAGGAACTCTGTGGAAGTCATGGAGCCTTGAGCCTGGGGGACTGTCATCCTGAGGTGAGAGGCTACCCGATACCACAGGAGCCTCTCACCCTCTAGGAGTTTCCCTCCTGGTCCTCGTCTCCACGGTCCAGTCCAGAGACCTCCTGGGCCAAGTCAAAAAGCCGCCCTTGAGTTGAGGCGGGGAGACCCTCGATCTCCTCCACGGAGATCCGCTCCCCGTTCTCGTCCCGCAAGCACATCTTGAGGAGATCGGCCTGGAACCCGTCGAATGACTTGATCCCCTGGGTCCTCCCGTCTCTCCCGATCTTGACCCGGTCCTTGACCTTGTCCAGATACTTGTTGCGCCCAGTCCCGTCCAGCTCGCGGATAGTCCAACGCCGCTCCACGGCATCTTCTCCTTCCCCGTCGAACAAGACAACAGGAACCTCCCGGCGCCTCATGGACAGCCTCAGGACGCCCTCATCCTTGACCTCGTTTGTGGTCCCTTCCATTTGCCTCTCCTTCCCTCTAGTTGGTTAGGCGATCACGGGAGCGATCTCGTCCCCTGCCGCGTCCTGGTTGGACGGGATGATCGTTACCTCCGCGGTGGGCTGCTCGCCCTCCACGTTGGCATTCGGGGAGAACTCATTGATCCAACCCCAGAACGTGATCGTGGACGCATCCGGGAACGTGATCGTTATTGCCTGGTTCTGGTTGACCATTGCAATGATCTCCGTGTATACGTCCGGATCGTAGGCCACCACCAGGGAGGACTCCGTCAAGGTGATCAGGCCCTTAGGAGCCCTAGTTCTCCAGTTGGTGTTCCTCATGGTGGAGGTGTCGTTCTCGCCGCCACCGTCCACTCCTGGAGGCGTGACCTCCTTCTCCCACATCAGCACGCTGGAGTCCAGCGCGAAGCTGATCAGGGTTGCGAAACCATCATCGATCCTTGCCATGCTACACCTCCTGTAGTGTCGCGAGGAAGTTTACAGAGAACAGCCAGCGCCGCTTTGTCCCTTCCTCCTGTCCGATTGCCACCACGTCCGTGGTCTGGGTTACGCTGTCGATCCTGTAGGCGTCATCTCCTATCCTGACGCGGCTCCTTCTTGCCGTGGCCATGGTAGCAGCCAACGCGCTCCCCTTGATATAGCCGGAGTTATACTCCTGGGCTCGAAGCATAAGTTGTACCCCCTTGTGGAACAGTGGATCCCCGCCCATGGGCCGCCCGTCCTTGACTCCCTCCGTGTCCATGCTCGAGACGATCTCATCACGGACGCCCGCCGCGTCTGGAAGTATCCCAACGTAGACGGGCCAATACCCGCTATCGTCAGGAGCCACCACCGCGCCCTTCGAGATCAGGAACTGGGCCACTATTTCAGCCGGGGAATGGTTCATAGTTCCGCCTTCTTCGCCACCATCTGGAGAACCGTCTCCCAGTTGCGCTTCAACGCGATCTCCAGGAACTTGGCCGTTTGGTTACTCCCTCTGTTTCTGGTCCTGTTGGTTTTGGAGGCAATCTCCTTGCGGTACTTCTTGTTGAACGCTTCGCCGTGGGCGGCCTGGGTGTTCTCGTGGACATAGACAGCATACTCCGCCGTATAGAAGACTACCACCTCCGTGGCCCACCCTGATCCGAACACCCGCGTTCCCGCGCTGTTCTTTAGGTTCCCTGTGTCCACGGGCGTGATCTTCTGGGCCTCCCTCTGAATGAGTAGACCGCCCTGGGTGAGGCCTCTCTGGACGTCCTTCCCCAGGTCCTTGTTCACCTTCTGAAGGGAGTCCAGGATCCCCTCCATCCCCTCAATTTGAAGCACTCGAGCCATTACAGGAAGACCTCCCTATGATACTTCCTCCCGTTGAACGAGGGCGTTTTCTTCCATTGTCGGATCTCCCACGCGCCCTCCATGTCCTTGGGATTGGCCTCCGTCACGCTGGACAACTCTCCAAGCATGATCATTCCCTTGATCTGAACATCCCGATCCACCACCAGGAGAGCCCGCGAGAGTTCCCTGTCTCCGTCGGAGTTGATAAACTCCTCCGCCACCTCCTCCCACCTCACGTCTATCTCCACGGGTAGGGCGTGGGTGGGCTGTCCGTTCGCGTCGATCCCGTCCACATCCCACCAGACCGCCTTCTGCTTCATGACCCTCGAGGGCGGGAAGAAGTTATCATCCGCCGCGCCCGGGGTGGGCTGCTCCACGAGGTTGACGGAGGCCGTGGCAATCGGGGAGTTGTTCCCCTCGTAGGCGTCGAAAACAACGGAGATCCAATACTCCTTGTCTCCCTCGTCCGGGAGCGTCCACGCCATGCTCTCCGCGTAGGGGATCCTCTGTGCGCTCGAGAAGTCGGAGATCGTTGTGGCTTCTCCATTGATCACCCGCATCCAGCCCGCGAACTTACAGAAGAAGTAGAGCGTGGTATCCCTGGAGTTTACCACTACTTGTCCGTCATTGATCCGGAGGGGCGTGTCAACGGCGGGATCCCATCCGGGCTGGATGATCGGGCCTCCTACTCCTGCCATTTTCTCCTCCTGTGCTAGTATTATGAGGGCGGCGCGGGGCGGCGGGGATGCTAATTACTGCTTCCGCCCCACGCCCCGTCCCTCACTACTGTGGGGCGTCGGGGATCTTGTCCTCATAGAGGAGATCCCGTCCGTCCTCGAGGTCCAGGAACTCGTCCATGGCGGGGCGTCCGTTCAGAAGCATCCACATAGCGAACTCTGACGCCTTGCATTCCACCACGAGGCGGAGAGTGTCCTCCTCCTGGTCTATGTCCAACTCCTTGACCCACTCCCTGCGCTCCTCGTTGGGATTCCAAAACCCCTTAGGGGTATAGAACTTGAAGATTAGCCCCAGGATCCCTCTGAACATGGCCCCAAAGTCGATCAACGGCATACCCTCATCTCCTTCCCTGCTCCTCCTTCTGTATCAAGTATCCCGTGACAATGGCGAGGAGAAGCATGAACGCCACAAGCCACCACATACTATGTACCCGGATCCGTCTTGTGATCGGAGAGAAGCTTCTCCACCAGTCTCCTGGAGTTCAGCTTGGTCTCCTCCACGTCCTTGGCCATCAGCTCGATGGCCTTCTCTGCCACCGCGTTCTTAGTCTTCAGATCGCCAAGATCGCGGAAGGCCTCCCGAACGTCATCCATGAGCGTCTCCAAGTTCTTGCAGGGGCTGGAATGCCCTGTCCCGTTGCGCTTCAGGTGTCCCACCAACTTGATCGAGGCCAAGGCGATAGCACCCATTGAGCCAACCCCAGAGACCAACCCGCCCACCGCAATCTTGAGGATCAGGAGCTCGTTGGATAGGAGGTCTTCCACTAGAGGATTCCTCCGATCTTCTTTATCCGTTCCTGCTCATCCTCGAGGGCTTCCACCGCGGAGGAGAGAACCTCCAGATGCTCCCAGAGGATCGCCAATGCCGCCCTGATCTCTGGTACGTTGTGCATGGGTGGGGGATTGGAGACACAGTCCTCCATATACTGCCTCACGTCTTCCGAGTCTCCCTTGACCTTCTCCGCGTGGTGTACGGGACAGAGGAGCTCGCCACGGTAGTGGAGTTGGTGGCGTTTGCAGATATATTGGGTTGGATCGTCGACACAGACTGGGAGAGGATCACCCTCCCGCCCACAGAAGACACACTCATCCATGGCTTGCTCCTATTGTATTCCCAGGTCTTGGGTGAAGTATGCCGCGGCTACCCTGTGGTACTGGATCGATTGGGCCGTGGGGGAGCCACATACGTTTTCCGTATGGATCCACCAATAGCCCGCTGGATCGATGTCCAGACCTGAGGTCTGCCATTGCTGGAGCCCCGTGTTCCCTGATCCCAGATTGATCGTGGTTGGTCCCCATTCGACAATGTACCCAGGGCTTCCCAGTTGCTTGGAGCGGATCTCGATGGTATCCACATAGTCCGCCGCCCTGGAGGTTACGATCTCCAGGTATAGCTTGTCTATATGGATCGCGGACCCCATGACAGTGAGGGGAACGCTGGAGAGTTCCGTACTTACGTCCTGGTCCGCGTCTATGGTGTACTCATAGCCCACCGCCTTGGCGCATCCCGTGAAGTTGCGGAACTCGATGACCGTGAGATCGTCCGTCTCCAGTCGTCCGCTCCCCATGATCCTGAGATCGTCCACGTCCAGGACCGCCACGGTATTCTCCGCGGCATGGGTGGGCCACGAGAGAAGTCCCAGTTGGCTGAAGGAGGCATATTCCGCCTGGGAGTCGCTCCCGATCTCCACCGTGGCCGTGGCCTCGTTCTCCACAGAGATCCGGATGTTATCCCCAGAGCCATCCGGGACAATGAGCGGAGGCGCCTCGAGCCGCGTGCTGATCTCGAAGTTCGAGAAGCTTCCCTTGTCGAACCTCGCCACGTCTCCGCCAATGACCCCACCGCCATCGATCACAGGATAGACCGCCGCAACCTGGAGCCACCCGTCTCCCCTCATTCCGAAGTCCCTATCTAGGAGGCCGCCTCCGTCTCCTCCGAAAACTAGCCAATCGTCCGAAGTGATACCTGTACAACCAGTGAAGTCGAAAACGCGCTTGGAGCCGGTGGAAAAGTCCACCGTCCAGTCCTGGAGTCCCTCAGAGTCCGCCTCCCATGTGTCCGCCTCGATCAGATGATCATTGGCGTCCGCTGTCCCGGAGACGTTGGTGAAGTCGATCAGGCTGAGGTCCCCATCGTCCCAGTCCGCCCAGGACGTGGCGGAGTTGGAGAAGTTCACATCCCCAGTCCATACCTCCGTGGCGTTGAGCTTGCCCAGGAAGTCCCAGTAGTTCTCGTTGTTCAGCCATAGGATCCGATCCAGGGAGCCGCCGCCCGTAATGGCGGAGAGGTCTAGGAAGTTGTAGTTGTTGCCGCTTACGTCTCCAGTGAAGTCCAGACCGTTCCCGTCCAGGGTCGCATAGTTGGAGCCATCCCCGTCGAAGCGGGCCGTTCCCTGAACGTGGAGGAGGCTGGAGGGGGAGAGGCTAGGTCCAATCCCCACGTTCCCACCAGGGTCCACCACAAGCCTCCGCGTGTTCCCTCCAGTGGCCAAGAATATGGAATGTGCTGAAAAGGTTCTCATGAATAGCCCAGGGGTCCCTCCTGTTAGGCTCCCATTCCCGTCCGCGAACAGTCCAGAATAGAAGACGCCATTATCCGCTATCAGTTCCAGCCCAACTACGGAGGCTCCCGTTGGGTTCTCGTTGAATAGTCGGATGTTGGGATAGAGCGTATTGGAGAGGACCGCGCTAGAATACCGGATGTCCAGGTCAATAGCCGGGGCCAATCCGTTGGTCCCGCCTATGGACACGTCTCCAGATATGTCCGTGGTCCCGTCGAACCTCACGGTAAAGTCATCCCCTAGATATAGATAGTAGTCCCCGATCCAAGGGAATCCAGACTCCACCACCTCTATGATCTTCAGATCGTCCTCATCCCATTTGGTCTCAAACGTGGCCCGCAGAGGATCCAGGTAGAGGAGTGGCGGAGTCCCCGTGGAAGCCTCGAGCCTTATGGGACCGTCCAGGGAGGTTAGGCCACCGTCATGGGTCAACCAGAGGAGAGCAGGGTCCCCGATCTCGATGGCGTTCCCCGGTGGTACGTCCATGACGAGGGTCCCCGTCATGGTGTCGCCCGCCTTCAGGACGTACAGATCCCCCAAGTTGTCCAGGTAGTCCATGAGCCCTAGCTGATTCAGGGTGAGCTTGTTCATGTCAACCGCCCAGATCGGAGACTTCAGGCCTGTATAGCTGATATAGACCGTTGTCCCCACGTTGGAGGAGTGGAACTGGACCGTTGCGAAGTCGTAATCCACCGCGTACTCCTCCGTCTGGAGGGCTCCCTCCGAGATCCTCAGGTACTCGTCCCCACCCCCTCCAGGGGCAGTCCGAACGGTGAAGTTGTAGGCGGCATCGTCGCTTGGGTACATATTCAGCCCAACCCGCACGGTTCCCGCGGGGATCTTGTGAGCCTCGTCCACCACCGTGGTGAATTGGCTCTCCCAGTCCGTAACGTATCGCCGCCCCCAGTCGATATAGGTGGGATAGGTGGGCGTCTGGGTTGGGTATACAGGGAGGGCCGTGGGCGTGGCCGTGGGCGTGGGCGTGTCCGTTGGTTGGGCCGTGATCCACGAGGCCCAGAGCAGCATTCCGAACAGTAGAGCCTTCCTCATCTGTAATACTCCTCCGTCTCGTAGTCTGTGCCAAGCCACCCCATGCTCACCGTTGCGGACTCGCCCTCCTCCGTCCGCTTGGAGAGGGCCGCGAGGTTGCCCGCCGTGTCCAGTATCATGGCCATCTGCCCTTCCTTGGTCTCCGCAAGAAACATCCCGATCTTGTACTGATAGGATACGGCCACGCTCCCCGCCTTCTCGGAGGCCACGGACTGGTCCCTGAGCTTGTAGAAGTGGGCCGCGAGGTAGGCCTCGATCAGTTCCAGGGTCTCGTCATCATATCCGCTATCAGAGCATTCCCTCGTTACCAGGGAGTGAGCCGCCTCTATGAAGATGTCCAACGAGATAGACGGATCTACCTCAACGATCTCCTCCACCTTGTCCGCCGTTACACTGGACGCCATTGGTCTATTCCTCCTTGTCCTCGAAATGAGCCGCTAGACTCTCCTTGGGGAATACGTCCAGGGCGGAGGTCCCGTCCTCAAGGTTGATCACGCGGCGCCCAGGGAATAGGCGATCCAGATCCCTGGCAACCCGCCCCATGCCCTTGATGAATCTCTCGTAGGTCTTCCGCTTGGGCGTCCTCGTCCGTCCCCGTCCATAGGCGTTGTGGTAGTTGGCCTTCCCACCCTTCCCGAACTGCATATCATAGCCCAGGAGGTAGATAGGGTCCGCCCCCAGGAGAAGGGCCAAGTTGATCGCCGCGGATCCCGTGTTCCCGTTCCACCCCAGGGCCTCGAGGGAGAGCCCTCGAAGTTCCCGCGGCATGATCCGCAGGAAGTCCGGACGCTTGGAGCCCTTGACCCGTCCAGAACAGGTTACAACCCACCCGCCCTCTGCCGCGTAGGTTCTGATGCCCGTCTCATGCTGTTTCAGGAAGACGGAGTCCCCGAAGATCATTATGGGGACAACATCCACCCCAAGATAGAAGGCGGCATTACAGCCCAGGACGGGAAGCAACTCCAGCCGCTCGAACGGGAAGCCCTCGAGGGACGGGCCGCCGCCGATAATGTAGCAGGGCCACCCCTTCCAGATCGGCTCCGGGAACCAGTCGGGCATTGGCCCCTCCTCAGGTGCTAAGGTATTCTTCGATGAAAGGCTCCACCTGATCCTTGTGGAGGCGTCTCGAATTGAGCGGAACGTCCGGAGCCTCCGGCTCCACAACGTAGAACGCGCCACCATCGCAGAGAACCAGGAAGTTCTCCGCCTGGGCCTTGGGGAACTTGTGGGTAATGTCCCTCCCCAGGGCGGACGTGGGCTCCTCTCCAAGATCGAGGACAATCCGTACGGGTGGATCTTCGCCTGGGGCTTCCGCCTGGGGATCGCCATCTGGATCGCCAACTGGCTGGATCGGATCCAGTCTCTCGAACTTGTTGGGGAACTTGGCCGCCAAGTCCAGATCGGACTCAATGACCGCGTCCTCGTCCGCAAGATAGATCCGCGTCTTCCCGTCGGGTCCCCGTTGAGAATGCCGCCCAGACCCCGGGAGTAACCTGAATCGCAGCATGGCCGCTCCTTCCCTCTGGGAGTCACGGGCAGGGGGGAGGGCCTGGAGCCCTGCCCCCCCTACCTGTGCCGGTCACAGACAACGCGCTAGACGGTGCCGTGTACGATTCCGGAGTTGCCGTTCTGGTCTGCTCGAAGCTGAGGGACCATTATGGCCATAACCTTGAAGTTCAGTTGCATCCCACCATGGGTCTCCCATTGAACCGTGGTTATATCCATGCCGATCACCTCGCGGACCACGTCGCTGGTCATCTGGACCAACAGCATGACGTAGTCTGTGGTGGAGAGGTAGTCCAGCGTGACAACGTCCTGGATTCCCTGGATCATCTTCAGCCGATCCCTCAGGGTATTGTCCCCCTTCTGGTCGCTGTAGTCGTCATCCAGGTACACGTCCCAGGGAAGGCTCGCGTACAGTCGATAAGGCCCATAGTGGAAGGCCTGTTGTGCGTCGAGCCTCATGTTGAGGACATCCTGGACGGTGTCCGCGGGCGTCCATGTCGAGTCCGTGGGATCCGCCATGGAGTAGGTGATCCTCTGCGGGAAGTTCACATACCCATAGATCGTCCCGCCGCCGTAGGCGTAGGTCCCAGAGGTCCCCAGGAGAAGCTTCTCCGCTTCCTCTGCCACCCTGCGCCCTGCGAGCTCCGCCGTGGTGGTGTCGATTGGGCTCCCGTTGTTCCTTGAGGTCTGGACCTGACGGAGAGAGAAGTCGAAGTCCTTGTGAATGATCGGGAGGGGGAGGTTGTTCAGCTCGAAAACGGGCCGATCCGCCGCGGACTTCCTCATCCCGTCCATGCTGATGATCGCCTCAGAAATGTCGGACTGGGTCTCCGTCTGTAGGACCGTCTTCCCCATTCCGTTGGGAATGCTGTAGGTGAGGCCCATCCCGCGGAGGTCTGCCACGGCCTTCAGCCGCTCCTTGGCAACCTTCACCACCGCGGAGTCCAACTGGATCCAGTCGTCCTTCCTGAGGGTGGCCGTTGCGTTGTTCACGGGCCGCGCCACGCGCTCCCCGCCCTCGTTCACGGCCAAATAGGACCGCCCATCCTCGCCCTCCCAGGGCCGCAGAACGTGGGGATCCATTCCAGCCTTGAGCAGCCTCGAGGCTACGTCTCCGCTAGCCTGCCCGTTCAGAATGAAATCGTTTTCCATGTTTGCTTCCTTTCCTTGTTCAGGTCCGTGGACCCAACGGATCTCCCTAGTAGAGCATTACCCGGATGAGGGTGTTCACGGCCAAGGAGCCGCTCAGATCGAGGGCCTCCCTTGCCTTGCCGATCCTCTGGAGGACCGTCGTCAGGGAGTCCTCGCTCCCGTCCGCGATCAGCGTACCATCACCCGCGCTGATCAGATCGGCGCCAATGGCCACATTCTCGCCCGCCTTGAGGTACATCTGGACCTCGTTCCCCGGCTGCTCCACGTTCGCGCTCACGAGATCGTCCGCGGAGTAGTCGTCATCGATGGTGTTCCCCTGGAGGGCGTCCTCCACGGCCACGAGTCTCATGGCGGTCCCGCCCTCAGTCGAGTGGGCCTGGAACTCCCCGTTGCTGTCCTCCTCGATCAGCATCCCGGGCGAAATGGTCCCGGCGGCGGCTGCTTCTTCTCGCCTCCACTCTCCCACGAGGTGGATCCTGTTGTCTGTACTCATGTCTTCCTCCTTCTGTCCTGGAGCCTGGGGCTCGAGGATTTGCCTTGGTCAACGTCCAGCTATTCCTTCTCGAATGACAGCGTGGGAGCCACCAGAGCCGCTTCTCCGCCCTGGTTGGTACTTGGGGCTGTCTGCCCTTGGCCGCTGTAGTTGGGCTTGCTCGCGGACTTTGGCGATCCCTCCGCGAGGACCGCCAACTGCCGCAACTCGTCCAACTTCTTGGCCTGGAGTTGCTCCTTGGAGAAGGGATTCTTCTCGTTGGCCGTGATCTGCTCGATCACCGTGGTCTTCTGGAGATCGTGGGCTCTCTTCATCTCCTCGAAGGCGTCCCGATCCTCTGGGGACGCGTTGACGAGGAACTCCGCCAAGGTCACGGGCTCCCCCTCGTTCTGGTTGGGCGTGGTCTCCTCGCCTTCGCCTTCGCCCGTCTCCTCCTTCTCCTCGTCCGCCGCCTCCTCCTGGAGGTTGCCCAAGCTTCCCTCCAACGCCATGAGCTTCTCCCTGTCATCTTCAGACCAGGGGCTCTCCTCGTTGGCGATCAGATCGTCCACGAGATCCTTCCAGTCCATGCCATCCTCCTTCTCATTTCTCAATACCCGCGGCATATCTGCCGCCGCCTTCCCAGGGTTGACCCGCCGCCAAGCGGCCCTGATCTTGGCCTTAACAGCGTTTATCGCGTTGGTAGGCAGTTGGACCCGTTGGCCCCTGAACCCCTTCCCCAACGCAGCAACAGCCCTTCCAATCTGGGCTGGAGTTTCCTTCTTGTCGGGCGTCTCCCACAGTCTGAGCTTCCAGGTGGAGGGCTTCCTGGGGTCCGGAACGTAGGCGTAAGCCGCCGCAGGATAGAGCCGCCCATCATCCGTCTTCCTTGCCTGGTTCTGGACCGCCTCCTCGAGGGCCTCCTGGAGGGCCATGTCCAGACCGTCCTCCACCCACCCCTTCAGCTTGTCCTTGACCTCCTGAACGCCCTCCTGGTTCCGCAGGAGTCCCGCGCCATCCTCAATGGAACAGGCTCCAATGCGATCAGGCAGGACCGCGAGGTGATCGGGCCTGTAGTTCCTCGCCGTGGCTTGATAGGCCTCCCCGTTCCACTCCCCCTCGCCGTAGGCGTTATCCGAGAACAGCCCCGTGGAGACCTCCATCATTCGCCCTTCCTCGAGGGCCTCTAGGACGCGATCATCCACCTCCCTGGTCTTGTCCTCCTCGATCCAGCATTCCGTCCTGAGCCGCCCACCGTCCTCGTCCCAGTGGGTGTTCATGAGTTCGCCTATTTTCTGCTTGTCGTAGATCGTCGGATCGCACGCAGAGACCGCCGCGCCGTTCAGTTGCGGATGGTAGACCACAACGGGCTTCCCGTTCCAGACCGCGGGCGTCTTGGAGAGTTCCTCCTCCGGGTAGTAGAGAGCCCCCTGGGAGCCCTTGTGGACTCCCGTGGTCATCATTACGCACGGGACCACGAGGTGATCCCGCCCCTCCATTCTATCGTGACGGATCGCCGCCTTGTTCGCCTCGAGGTTCAAGGTGATCGAGGAGAACTGCTCCCTGGTGTCCGTCTCCCCCTCGTTGATCAGGATCTGCCTGGGATCGTCCGCCATTAAGACCTCCAACGCAAAAAGGGACCGCGCCTCCTGACGTGGTCCCTTCCTGGTGGGGCTCCTACATCTGCGGGTCTAGCCTAGCCTGTAGCGTTTCCCATGTCAAGTCCCCACGCCCGCACATGAGGGCGGAGGCTTCAGGGTCTCCCTGTTTACCAGGAGGTGAATCCTCCCGCGTTTCATCTCTATTGTGATCGTCCCGAACCACTCGCGGCTCTGGGCGGAGGCCAGAATGCTCTCCACCCACTCCCTCTCCGCCTTCTGTTGCTCCAGCCTCTCAGGGGATCGCGGCATTCTACCTCCCCTCCATCTCTCGCAAGTCGTAACCGTCCCACCTCAGAAGCTTCCGCTTCTCGAGGTCCCAAACGCAGCACGGAACGTCCTCCACCCTCATGAGCGGACCAACCTGGGAGCCCAAGTGGACTCTCCAGGACTGGTTGAGCGGGACCCAAGCCCCCACGTTGACGATATAGAGTTCTCTATTCTCGTCCGCCAACCAACGCTTCCAGACGCCTGGGCGGTGAGTATGCCCCATTATGATGATGTCCGCGCCATGCTCGCGGGCCAAGGCCTCCGCGTGGTCTATGTACCTGTGGGGCTTGTCAACGTGCCAACCTCGAGGGATCAGCTTGTCATGGGTCCATTTGACCGCCCGGAGAAGCTTGTCCGGATCTGGGCGGCCTGGGCGCTCCCAACGGTAGCCGATGGCGAGCAGGAACCGCCCCACCCGCCGCTTCGCGTTGAGCCATTTCCCGCCCTCGCCGTTCCAGACTGGATCCGCGTTGTGGCCATGGGTCACGAGTTGCTTCCCCTCGTCCAGGATCAGGACCTCCTCATCGTGGTAGTTCAGGAGCTCGCACCCGATCAGGGCGGCATCATGGTTCCCAGGGACCACGCGCTCAAATGGGGATATGTCCTGGAGGGAGGCGAGGGGCTGGAAACTCCAATGAGCGAAGTCCCCCGCCACCACCGTCTCCCCGCCGTGCTTGCTCGCGAACTCGTCCAGGCCCGCCCACCAACTGTCCGGATCCGCGTAGTGGGTATCGCTGATGACGTACCTCATAAGGTCCCTCCTATGGGCGAATGATCACAGGGACTTCCTTCGTTACAACAGCGGGATCATTGACAGCCCCAACGAGTTCCCCGCCAACGTAGGCCGCCGCCGCCACGCCTCCAGCCTTGAGGAGCAGATCGCCAAGGGCCTGGAGAGCAGATGGATGCCGCGGGAGGATCTGGAGCGGCTCGAGTTGGGAGGATAGCGTGATCGTGAGTTCCTTCCCTTCTGCCGCCTGGAGCGTCACGGAGGCCAATCCAGTGATCTCCATGGGCTTGTAGACCTTGTCCTGATCATAGTATGCCTTCGCGATCTCCGTGGCGTTGAGATTCTTCTGGGCATAGTGGCCCATGACAGTGGAACAGCCTCCACTCATCCACGCGATCACCACCACCAACAGCACGGACAGGACCTTCCTCATTCTCCGCCTCCTTCCCTCTCCAGGGTCTTCTTCTCGCGGGACCATCCCGCGGAACTCTCCCTCCACCAGTCCACCCACAAGACATAAGGCGCAAGACACAAGCAAACTACCGCGAGGACCACAAGCCCAACCACGAGGGCCAAGCCCTCCCACCAGCGGAGATCGTAGAGCCACTCCTCCTCATACTCGTGGCTGTAGTCCACGGGTCCCACCTCTCCTCCTTCGCAACTTCCGCCACAACTCCAGGATGTAGCCAACCACGAGGAGCGTCAAATAATAGACGAGATCACGCAACCGCACCCTGGGCATTCCTGATCCTCTCGAGAACTGCCGCGGCTGCTTCCTCCGCGGTGTCATAGTCTTCCGTGGTCTGGATCGGCCCACGCGTCCCAATGTATGGGGACATGGTCTCCAGGTGGTACTCGAGGAAGTCCTCCGGGAGCGACGTGGCGCCCTGCTCCACGAGGCGATTGAGGACCCAGTCCGCGTCCTCTGCCGCCGCCTGGTTGCCTGGGAGAAACTCGATGACAACGTCCAGGCCTGGGCCTGGGCCTTGGATCCAGACCCCGATGGGCTTGTATTGGCCGTTCTCCAGCGTGTACTCGATCATATACCTGAGCTTCATTCATGCCGTCCTTAGGAAGTAGGCGAACTCCTCCGCCTTGCCTGGGTAGTCCATCAGAGCCTTCCACTCCACCAACGCCTCCTCCACCTCGTCTATGGGGATCGGCCCCTCCTCGTATGGAACAACGGAGCCTATCAGCTTCCCCTCCTTGTAGAACAGAACATCCCGCCCGCTTGGGGATAGTTCCGCCTTGTCGAAGTAGAGCCCGTGAACGTGGCCCTGGTGTTCCGGGAAGATCGCGGACCATCTCATATACCGCCCGCCCCGATCCTCTCCCCAGATCACCCCCGCCAAGGTGAAGGATAGCATGGGGTCATCAGGGAATAGTAACTGGATCACGGCCCCACGCTCCAGCAACTCCTCCACGCGGTCTTCTACCTTGCCCACTATATGCTCCTCGAGGTTGGCGTCTTGGCTCCTGTTATCACCACGTCCTCGATCTTGCGCCCGTCTGGGAGTTCCGTGATCCCTCTACTGAGAAACGCGTCCAGAACGTCCTTCTTCTCTGAGGCCCTGACGCGGATGAAGTCTATATCCGAGAGGCTCAGGCCCTCCTTGAACCCTGCCTCATTATATACGTTCGAGGTCATTCCCTTGAAGTCAGCAATAGAGGTTTTCCGTTGAGCCATTGCGGACAGTCGTCCAAACTTGTCCCCCTGGTAGGCTAGGAGATCCTGCCTGGACAACGTGGACGGACGGAAGAAGACTCCATAGGTCTGCTTGGTCTGGTTCACCCTGCGGACCCTGGTGAAGAAGAAATTAGCCCCGCCCGTGGACACATCAGAACTACTCGAGGCCCCTCCCGTCTGATAGACGGACACGCCCTTCCGGATCCGTCCCGTTGTGGACGTGAACTCTCCACCACTATCCAGGACGCCGTTCAGCATACGCGCAACGGCCCCCTGTGGACTCTGGTCAAGGCCTCCCGTTGTGTGCTGGATCGTGTAGTCCGGCATCTCCCGTCTAATATCGTCCGCGGTGAGGTCCCACCGTTCCCAGACCCTGAACCCGCTCCCGTCCGCGTGCTTGGTCTTGCCAAGTGGATCATACGAGGGGACCTCGTCCACGTCTATCCCCATGTGCTTCTTGATCCACGCCTTGAGCTTAACAACCCGCTCCTCATCCGTTATCGTCTCGTCTTCCCAGATGGCCTTATAGGACGCCATGTCCGCCTTCTTGTTGATATAGACGCCCCTGTGGAGGTAGAGGGCCTCCTCGAAGGCCGCGGAGGGTGGCTTGGTCGAGACGCCCAACTCCTCCACCATGTCGAGGGCCTTCTGGACCGCGTCTTCTCCAACCTTCTGGGGGACAGTGACCCGCACGGTTCCCGCCATTGCTCGCCCCTGTTGCTCAGAGAGCCCGCCATCCGTGGGTAAGAACTTGATCTCTATCCCCTCGTCCGTGCTGATCGTGTACGCCTCGTTACTTGAGAACCTGTTTGGATCGGAGGCCCTGATCTTGCCCGTCCCGTCCTTGAAGGTTGCGGTTTTGAACTCTATCCCACTGTCCCTCCTTGCGTGCATCGAACTTCTACGCCGCGCCCGTTTCGCCTTGGTTGGGACAACGTACTGGGTCAACTTCTTCGCTGGAGCCGTTCCCGCCGCCCGCGCCTTGTCGATCTCCTCAATGGCGTCCGCGTAATGCTCCAGCATCTTCTTGGTGTCGCCCTTGGCGGTCTTCAACTTCTCCAGGATGTTGGTGTATTCCTGGTTCATAGCCTCGAGAGTAACCACGTTATACTCCCCGTCCTCCGCGTGGGCTCCCACCGTCTTGGCGGCCTTCTCCACCGTGGCCCAGTATGTGTCCTCTGGGTGGATGTTCGCGGTGGAGGGCGCCGCGGCCCTCGCGCTGTCCAGCTCGTCCCTCAGGGTTGCGGCTATCTTGTCGCTCCCGCTTCTTGTGACCTTGAACTGGAGGGCTGTCTGAGGATTCCCCGTCTCTCCGATCTCCTCCCATACGAGGAGGCTCAGGTCCTCTATGTCCTCGCGGTCCCCTGCTATTGGGACGCCGTTACTCTTGGCCACCTCCGCACGCTTGGCCACCTCTGGAGAGTTTCCATAGAGAGCCCGCCGCGGATCGCCAACGGCCTCCGGGTGCGTCGGGAGGGCGTCCCCGAACTTGAAGCCCGGTTGATCCAGAACGTCCGCGTAGAAGGCCTCGAAGTCGTTCCGAAGGTTGCGCTTGCGCTCGAGGGCCATCTCCAGGAACTGCTTCCTTGCCGTGGTCTGCCGTTTGAAGCGGCCCCGGGCGTAGGCGTCTATGATCTCTAGGAACTCGTCATCCGTGAGTTTCTCGATCTCCTGGATGTGCTTCAGGGCTTCATTCGGATCCACCTCCACGGTCCCATTCTTCACGGCGCGGAAGATCGTATTATAGAGAGGCTCATCCGCTCCATACTTGGAGTTGGGGTGGTAGCTGATAGAGAGGCGGTCCTCTCCCAAATGCTTGTAGAGTTGGCCCTTGTCGATCCCATAGACGTGGCCATCCGTGGCCCTCACATACTGGGCCGCGTGTCCGTCATGGTTGGAGATCATCCAGTCCAGGACGTGTTCCCGCTGGATCTGTGCCAACTCGTCCGCGGTTATCGTGGTAACGTCCACGCCCGTGAAGTCTATCTTACTCTTGAGATCCGTCCGCCATCTCTGGATCGAGCCCGCCCGTCCGTCCAGTTCAATGAAGCGGACCTCTATGGCGTCAGGGTCAACTAGTCGCTGGATCTTGTAGGCCGCCTCGTCTCCGTGGGCGCGGAACGTCTCGTGGACTGGTTTGAATAGCCAACGATCTCCCGCGCTGTCCGTCCAGAACTCCTTCGAGTGGGCGCCACCCACCTGGGCGCGGCTCTGGAACGTGAACTCCCCGGGCTTGGCCTTCTTCTTCCACGCCGCGTCTACGTCCGCGAAACTGGGAAGCGCGGGCGTGGGCGTGGGAGGAGGTGGCGTGGGGGGAGGCGAGGGTATCGCTGGAGCGGGAGCCGCCGCTGGAGGTGGCGTGGGAGGAGGTGGGGCGGGCTTCTTCTTGGGGTACTTCTTCCCCGCGTGCTTGGCCTTCCAGATGTTGAACTTCTCGTCTATCTTGGCCTGAACCGCGGCCCGCGCCTTGGGGTCTGGGTCGCTCATCAGCGTTACAAAGTCCTGCTTGTTAGCGAACTGCCAATGAGATAGCTTGGTCTCCTTGGCCAACGCCTTGAGTTCCGCGGCCTTCATGCCCTGGAGTTGCGACGTGAAAATCTGTTGTTTGGTCTCCAGTTCCTGCCCAACGGCCTGGAGGATATTGGGTCCCACCCCTGCCTTGACCGCGGCATCGTAGGCCTCGTCCGCCGCTTGCATGGTGGCGAGGTATTCCGGATAAGACTGGGGAGCCGCCACTGGAACGTAGGTCTTGGCGGAGGTCTTGTAGAGGTTCTCCGTCGCAATCTTGACCTGTTGCGCGGCCAATGCTGCGGCCTGGGCCGCGGCCTGGGCTTCTGCTTCAGCCTTCGCCGCTTCCTCCTGGGCCGCCTTGGAGGGCTCGCCCTTCTTCTTCTCGCCCACCCCCGCAGGGATCCACGCACAACGGCAGTTAGGATGGGCGGGGATCAACTCGCGGGCCTCGTCTATCGTGTACACAGTCTCGTCCAGGGGCTCGCAGATCGGGCAGACGCGGTCATCCCCCGCGGTGGACCATTCCGCCTGTACCTGGATCTTCTCCACCTTCATCTCCTGGAAGGCGTCCAGTTGACCCTCCGCGTGGGCGTGTATGATCTCCGTCCGGGCGAGAACCTTGGCCCGCCTGTTGGTGATCCCGTCTATATCCTTGGCCATGTTGCGGGCGATCACGTTGGGATTCTGTCCCGCCGCCAAGCCGCCCGCAAGGGAGCGGCTCACCTGTTGGCCCATGGCCGCCGTGATCCCCTTCAACTCGTCATAGGATCGCGTGTAGAGTAGCTTCAGCTTGGAGAGGCGTTCTGGCTGCTCAAAGGCGGATTTCAGGAACTGCTCTCTGGATCCCTTGTAGTAGTCCGGACTCTTGGCCATGATCTCCGGATGCATATCAGCATAGGCCTTCACGGTCCCCTTCTTGTAAGCCGCCTCCACATACTTGGCGGTCCAGGGGTCCCCCTGAACGTCCACGGAGAGGATCTCCGCGTTGATCTGGTTCTGGAGCCACGAGTTGAAGGATTCCACCTTCTGGGCGTCCGTTGTGAAGGCCCACGCCTTGGGGTCTGGGAGTTCATTGGCCACAGGGATCGCCGCCTCGAGGACCATGGGCTCCCGTGGCTTCAGGCCGAAAACGTCCAGAACGGCCACGGCCTCCACCACCATCTTCTTAACGGCCTTGAAGCGCCGCGTTATGTCCGCGACGTGTCGAGCCCTCAGAGTTGTGGTCCTCGTGGGATCCAGCGCAAGTCTACGCTTCGCCATCAGCCTCTCCGCCCGTCTCGTCCTCCTCGAAGTCTCCCGTTTCCAACCCCTCCAGTTCCCGCTCCCTCTCGAGGGCCGCGTCCATGATCTCCTTCACCTGGTCCGGGTCCATGTCCGCGAACATGGAGAGGAAGTTCTCCGGCGGGATCAACTGGTCCACGTTGCCCGCCACATACTTGGAGAGGGCCTCTACCTGGATCCGCATCACCTCCGCCTTGTCCTTCTCGGAGGGCGTGTCCAGGTCGGGCCAAATGACCCGATAGTCCGCCTCTGGGAGCGTCCCGAAGGCCTGTAGCCTGTCGATAGTGGGCCTGATAATGTAGGGCGTCAGATACTTATTCTGTCGCCTGGAAACGCGCCCATGCCATCTCTGGGTATCCTGGGAGGAGGAGAGTTGGGCCTGTTCGCTCCCCATGAAGACGCGCTTGGGGACGCCCAGGGCAATGGAGATGAGTTCAAGCTGGACCTCTATGTGGCTCCCTGGGTCCGCCACCTGGGGCGTCAGGGACTTGGCCGTGATTCCCTGAAGGGTGAGGTATCGCTGGAGCCCGTCCGCGTAGGCGGCCACCGTTGTCCTCAGTTCCTCGAGTTCCGTGGGACCCAATGGCTTGGCGTTGGGGTCCATCTCGAAGGAGAGCCCCGGAAACCCGCCCTTCCAGAACATCTCCCCAGAGCCGCCCGCGATCTTGCGTATATCGTAGAGGCGATTGAATAGGGTCTGCATACGCGGAACCGCGTACACCTCCGCGTCCTCCGCAATGTGGATCACGCGGGTCCAGTGGACCTTCTGATCCAGCCGCTCCTTGGTCTGCCTCTGTCCGTGGGAGGCGTTGGGCTTGCCTGTGTTTATGAAGCTTACCGTATAGGACGTGGGCTTCCCGAATCTGGGATTGTTGATATTGGTCTCCGTGGCGTCTACGCGGACTTGGCATTCATCGAAGGCCCGCACATAGAGGAGATCGTGGGAGGCGTTCCCAACCTTCTCCCCCTCCTCGTTGATCCCGTCCACGGGTTGGCTCAGGGGCTTCCCGTCGTTCATGCCCAGGAGGAGGATCCCGAAGCAGCCGATGCCGCTGATCTTGTCCGCCTTCAGCATATACCCGTAGAGTTGCCGCTCCATCTCCAGGGCCTTCCACGCCTTCTCGAAGTCGGTGTCCTTTGGGTCCTCGTCCTCCACCACGCAGGGATCCATACACCAGGATTCCTCCGGGTACAGGTTGACCACTCGAGTGGCCACGCCCTCCCGATCATACATCTGCTTGTAGTCCTGGGTATTCAACTCCGTGGGATAGCCGCACTCCGCGTTAATGTCCCGCCTGGGGTCGATCAGACGATTGATAAAGGTCTCCCGCCACAGGCTCGCGTTGTCCACCAGTTCCCGGATGATCTGCTCCTCGTTCGCCGTTGCCGCCTCGTTCATTTGGTTCTCCTGTCTACTACCAGACGCCTATTCTACCCCGTGGCGCCGCTAGGACCGTAAACGCGCCACTCGAGGCGTCCACCTGATCCTTATACTTGCTGTTGGGGAACAGCGCCAACTCATTGATATATTCCCGGTTCCACTCGCCTGGGGCAAGGTACACGTTCGAGGAGTTCACCTGGGTGGAGAACGGCTCCGCCCTCAGAGCCTTGTCCCCTGTGGGCCTCACCACCTCCACGATGAAGCCGCGGAGGTTGCGGACAGTGGTCTCCGCGGACTCCTTGCCTCCAGATCCCGGCTCCTGCTCTACTCCAACGACAACATCCGCCCCGTCAACTTCCGCGGTCTGCCTCGTGAGTTGCTCGCGCTCCCCGGAGTCCACCTGGACCCGCTTCACGTCCAGGATCCAGAACCTGTGATGGCGATCCTCTCCCATGAGAAGGCCCACCGTGTAGGCTCCTCCTCCGTGGGTGGCCGCCTTGTCCCAGAACCTCACGCGTTGGAGCCAATCGGGTCCAGAGGGAGGGGCCTCGATCCGCATCCGCGCAACCTTGAACATTCCGCCGCTCAGGGGGACAGGGCTCTGGAGGAACTGCCCCGCGTAGCCGTACTCGAGAAGCTTGTCTCTCGCCTCGTTGAGGACTTCCCGGCTCATTCTGTTGGGGTCCATGAGCCCGTCCTGGTACTTCTCGAGGAGGGAGGGGGGACTGACGTGGTCCAGGTTCCTCTCGTCCACCTCCGCGGGAAGGCAAACGTGGCGGACAGGGGTCTCCCCGGAGAGCATATCCGCGGAGGGATCGTCCTCGTGGAGCCTTTGCATGATCAGGATTGTGGGCGTTATGGCCTTGTCCACCTTCCTGGTGGAGAGGGTCCTCCGCATCCAGTCGTTCGCGGTCTTCAATTCTATCTCAGAGACCGCCCGCTCCGGGTCCAGGGGATCGTCCACTAGGATGAAATGCCCATGGAAGCCCGTCACGGAGCCGCCCGTGGACGTTGAGAAGCGATAGCCGCCGTGCTGGTTCTCGAAGTGGCCCTTGGTCCTCTGGTCCTGCCGGAGTCGCATCCCCCAGAGTTCCACGTATCGCTCCGAGCTCACCACGTCGCGGCTCCTGCGGGAGAGTTCCAGGGCGAGAGGGTAGCTGTAGGACCCACAGATCGTCCTCGCCGTTGGGAACCTCGTCCAGACCCACGCGGGGAACATGATCGAGCAGATGGTGGACTTGGTGGAGCCTGGGGGGACATTGATCAGGAGATCGTGAGTCTTGGGCTCACCGCGGAAGACGCGTTCCGCCAACTCCTGCATCTCCCCGCAAATGACCTCTATATGCCAGTTCCAGACGGGATCCTCAGGGACCGTCACGGGCCAAAAGGTCTGAAGGAACGCGTGGAAGGAGTCCTGGCAAATGGACCGTTCCAGATCGTCCGCCGTGACCAGTTCAGCCTCTGCCATTATCGCCGCCACTCTCCTCCTCCTCGATCTCCTTCTCCATGGCCCGCATAGTGGCCAACAGTTGGCGCCGATGCTCCAGGGGCTCCTCGAGGACCTCCTTGGGGACCTGGAGGACAACTCTGTGGAGCCGCCCCACCCCTTGGCCTCCCTCGTTCAGCATCTCCAGCATTCGGAAGGCGTCCAGGGCCGTGGTGGAGGCTTGCTTGGCCTTCCTCATTACGTTCCCGGAGCAGTTCCGCTCCCAGGAGGCGAGGGCCGCCAAGACGCCTCTCATCAGGAGTTGGGTGGCCTCCTCCACAAAGTCCTCGAGGGCAATGTTGAGAGCCTCCCCCCCCTCCCCTACCCCTCCCCCCCCATCATACTTGGCCTCGAACTCCTCCAGCTCCTCCAATTCTGAGGGCGTGAGGGCTCCCCGTTTGGACTTGGAGATTAGGGCCATGTGCCTTTGGGTGCGGGCGTGGGCCGTGACTTTACTCATTCGCCTCCTCCAGGGCGTTGGCGATCCGCTCTAGGTTGCCGTTGATCTTCTTCAACTCCGCGAGGATCGAGGGGGAGTACATTGTCATCCCGCCCCGCGTCTGTTGCGCCTGGGCCTCTGCCTGGTAGGAGACTCCCAACCAGAGGAGGAGTCCCACCAGGAGGAGGGCTCCCATAATCACCGTGGGAACGTGGGTCTTGTTCATGCCTTCCCTCCCATTCTGTGGGCTCCCTTGCCCGTGAACTCCTCCCAACGCTGGACCGCAACATCGCAGAACTTGGGATCTATCTCCACCGCGTAGCAGATCCGTCCCAGTTGTTCCGCCGCGATCAGGGAGGTCCCTGAGCCCGCGAACAGGTCCAGGATGGTCTCCCCGTGGTGAGTATGGGCCTGGATCGGGCGGGCGTAGAGTTCCGTTGGCTTCTGCATTGGGTGGGCGTACTTCTGAGCGGGAACGCGGTCAACCTCCCATACCGTGGTCTTGTCCCTGCCCGCGAGCCATCGATGGTTCTCCCCCTTCTGGAAGGCGTACCAACAGACCTCATGTTTCCAGTGATAGTCCGCTTGTCCCAGGATCAGGGAGTTCTTGGCCCAGATGATCTGAGCCTGGACATGGAGGCCCGCGTCTCTGATAGCCTGAAGGAGAGCATACCCCGGCTCCAGAGGGGCAGACCAGATATAGACCGCGGCCTGGGGATCGAGGTGGGGCAACCACAGGGCGAGGACGCCCGCGAACCACTCCCGCAGGGCGTCTCCCTCGAGGGCATCTCCCTCGATCTTCCCCCAGTCCTTGCGCCCCACGGATCCGTCCGTCTCGTACTTCAGCCCGTCGAAGTCCACGCCGTAGGGGGGATCCGTCGCGAGCAGACGGGCCACGCGTCCGTCCATCAGCCGCTGGATCGCCGCCGGATCGCCGGCATCCGCACATAGAAGCTTATGGGGTCCCAGGATCCAGAGGTCCCCGGGCTTGGTCTTGGTCTCCTCGCCCGCGTCTTCTGGAATATCGTCTGGGTCTGTGTTCCCCTCTAGTGGGAGATCGTCCTCTATCTCCTGCCGTAGTTGCTCGAGACGGAGGGAGAGGAAGGCCTCGTCCCCGATGCTCTCGCGGATCTCCTCGAGGCGGTCCCCCAGGGCCTGATCGTCCCAGTCCCCCATGATCGCGGGATTATTCAGGCTCACATTGAGGGCTCTCTGTTCCTCCTTGCTCCCGTTCCAGACTACCACGCGGACCTTCTCCACGCCCAGGTCCTGGAGGACCTTCAGCCGCTGATGGCCGCCCACCACCTCTCCCGTGGACTCGTTCCAGATGATAGGGGAGACCATGCCGAACCGTTCGAGGGAGGCCTGGAGGCCTTGGCGTGCTTCAGGAGACAAGGTGCGGGGATTCTCAGGGTCTGGGGATAGGTCGGAGAGTTGCTTCTGGACCACTCGTATGGGAGCCTTTGGCATAGGACCTCCGGGATTGGAGGGACAGGGACCGAGTCCGTCTAACCCGGCCCCTGTCGTAGTGAGATGCTCCCTAGGGTATCACGGGCTATCGTAGAAGCGCAAGGTTAGGAGAACTTGTGCGAGTCGAGCCACCTGTGGAACTTGTCCATTTCCAAGGGCTCGCAATCTGTCCACCCTAGAGGCCACCCCATCAGCCACTCTACCCACGTCGGGTTCAACTTCCCACCAACCCCCTGGCGCCTGGGAGCCTGTCCTCCTCTCACCGCATCCGTGAGGGAAGTCCCCGCGTGGGCCTTGCTCCTCTCCAGGTTCCGATTGCCTAAACCCTTCGCGTCCCCCGCCGTTGGCGTCGGCCATGTCTGAGCCTCCCAATACATTGCCGCCTCGTTCTTGACCTCCGCCATAATCTCCGCCTCCTCCTTCTGGACCGCCATGGAGAGGGGCGTCCCGCCCTGGGCATACTTCTTCTTCCTCTCGAAGATCGCGTCCTGGGTTGGCGTCGGCCACAACTTCACCGCCTGTTGTAGCGTGGTTTGACACTTGCGGCCCTTGTGGTAGAAGGCCTCCCCCTTCTGGACCGCGTCCCTGGGTAGCATCTGCCCCCCGTTGGGAGCGTTGGGCGTCGGCCACATCTTGACAGCCAAGGAGAGGGGAGGCGTGGCCACCTTCCCCTCCTCCTGCCGCGCCTTCCACGCCTCCTCCGTCTCGTCCGTGGTCTTCCCTGCCCTGGGCGTAGGCCACAATCCAGATCCGCTTCCGCCTGTGAGGGGCTCCGGCGTCGTCCGCTCCCAGGACTCCCCATTCCGCATCGTACCCCATTTCGGCCAAGTCCCCAAGAACGGTTCCCAGTCCCCTAGAAGTGAGAGTTGGCACGTTCTCCACAAATACGCCTCCTGGTCCCACCTCACGGATAACCCGTGCCATATGGGTCCAGAGCCCAGACCTCTCCCCCTTGATCCCTGCCCCCTTCCCTGCCGCGCTGATGTCCTGACAGGGGAAGCCTCCGGAGACAACGTCCACGGATCCGCGCCATGGTCGCCCGTCGAAGGTGCGGATGTCGTCCCAGATCGGGAACCTTGGGAGGACTCCGTCCCGCTGTCGGGCGAGGAGAACCCGTCTACAGTAGGGATCAAGTTCAACAGCACAGACGGTGCGCCATCCAAGGAGGATCCCTCCCAGAATGCCTCCTCCTGCCCCTCCAAATAATGCCAACTCACGCGCCACCTCCTTCTCCTTCCGCTTTGTCTATTGCCTCCTGGAGCGGGTAGAGGTCCTTCTCGTGGATCCTGAGGTGGGTCCCGTCCAGGTCCTCGAGGGCTCCCAGGGCCTCCTTCGCCGCCTCGTAGAGTTCAGGGGCCGCGGATAGGAGGTGCGCCGTGGACTCGTTCCACGCTTCACAGACGATAACATCGCCCTTGGAGAGGATACACCAGCGGCTCCGGAGGGGATTCCTCTGGACGTACCACCCGCGGAAGCCCTTTTGCTTCCTCCTGTCTTCCATTCTCCTGTTCCAGTCACGCCTCACCAACAGACCTCCAATCTCTCCCGTCCCTACAGATCCCGCGCAAGATCGCGGGCCGTGCAAATATCTTCTGGAGCCTCCTCCACTCTCCTCCTCTCGTCTTCCCGTTGTCGTCACAGTAGAGCATAGCGAACGGGATGGCCCCCTGGTCCCATACCCAACGGAGCCTTCCCTCCGCCTCGTCTATCGTGTCCCCCGTGTAGCCCATGAGGACATAACAGCGGAGGCGGTCCCTGGTCCAATACTCGCGGCAACGCTGGATCGCGTTCTGGACGTGGGGCCACTTCTCTCCGGAGTCGAAGGCGAACCAGAGAGCCCGCACGGACAGCCCGCGGAGGGCCATTATGTGGTCCGTCTTCAGCCTCGTGGCGTCCAGGCCTCCAGGGAATCGGATGTCCCCCTGGGTTCTTAGCATGGCCCAAACGCGCTCCAGGTGATCGCTTGAACAGGCTAGAAGGTTGTTGTCGTTGACCACGTTCCCCGGGTGGATTGTCTCCAGCTCGCGGATCCTTCCCTCCCGCTTGGGAACGTAGCAGAATGAACAGCGACACGGACAGCCCCTGGAGGTGATCGTCACGCCCTCGCGGACGTACCGCCCAGGAACGAAGGCCCCCCCTGGATCTCCGAAGGCGGGGCCGCCGATCCTCACCCGATCACAGACCATCTCCCATTGGTGGCGCAACCACTCCCCTCGAGGAATATCCCATGTGAAGGTTACGGACACGTCCACGGACTCCGGGCGGTCAAATAGGCCTGGAGGCCCGAAGCGGACAGCCGGATCCGTGGGCGTGTACGAGGTCTTCCTGGGGAAGACGCGGAGATGCTGTCCGCTCACCCGTCTCCCTTCTGGATCTCTGGACAATCCCAAGTGTAGCTTCTGCGGTTCTCAAGGAGGCCCATTCTGTCCGCGATCTCTGCCGAAATGAGCCCGTCCCCAAGGTAGCCCAAGCCCAGGGCTAGGTCTATCTCACAGTCCCCCGCCTTGTCTGGGTCCCATTTCCCGCACCTCACGCAGTTCCTCTCCGTCCAATCCGCGTATTGGCTCCCGTTGGAGAATGGTCTGATCTTGCTCACCCCTCACCTCCCTCCTAGAAGGCAACGATGCTCCCAACGGCCCCGCGCCTTGTTCAGGAACCAGGAGCGGGCGGACGGGTTGAAAAACTGCCCGCAATGTTCGCAGGACGCCCGCCCCTCCTCGTCCACATAGACCACGGCCCTGGGCCTCTCCTCGATCTCGCGAGATTTGGCCTGGGCCACGTCCGCAGATATGCCACGCCGCAGGAGATCAGACACTCACATCCTCCTCTGCCTTCTTGATCGCCCGCTCTAGGGCGTCTGTGGCCTCTGTAGGTAGGCCTCCCGTGTCATACATCAGGATCTCACCGTCACACTCCAGGGCCTTCTTCGCCGCCCTGAGGAGATCAGGAGCCGCGGAGATCAACTGGGCGTTGGTCCTCGCGATCCTGTAGGCGTCTCCCTTCCTGTCCCACCGCGGATCCGCCACGGCCACGGGAACCCCTCCACGTCCGAAAACGGATATGGAGGACTTCCCACGCCCTCTCCGCCATGGTCCTGGGGTGGGCTTAGTCATCCGCGGCCCCCTTCTTCTGGAAGCAAGTTGTTTTGAACTTCCGCCGCCGCCCCTGCGCCAAGCTTCTGGCGATCCGCTCACCGGAGAGGGCCTTCTCCAGCATTCCACCGCGATCCTCGAGGCAGGATGGATGGACGTGGACGCTCCCCGTGTCCGTCCACTCCGTCTCCAGGCCCTCCCCCACGGAGTACCCAAGCCCCACGAGTTCTGAACAACTCCCACAGATAGCCTCCCCGCAGATCGGGCAGGGGAAGACACTCTCCCGCTTCTCGTGGACCGTGGAGCAGTTCGCGCACCTGTAGGCCTTCGTAGTCACAACTTCCACCAACGTCTTCCTGGGCATATTGCCCTCCTTCCCTCAATTTAGCATCTTGTACATGGCGTGCTTGCCCTTGCGCTCCTGTGCCTTCTCCTTCTCTGTAGCCTTGAAGTTGCCCTGGAGGATCTTCCTCACGGTCCCCTCCTTGAGGAACCAGTCCGGCGTTGCTTTCCCGTTCTGGACGTGCCAAAGGCAGGACGGGACCGCGGCCAAGGCCTCCAGCCAATGCTCCACCCACCACGGGTCCTCGCATCGAGCCTTCAGTTCCCGGCGGAGAGGTTCGTCCATGGCCAACAGAGGGACAAGCCCCTGGACCGCGTCGGCCTTCTGGTTCCAATAGCCCTCGAAGGTTTCAGGGAGAACTTCCTCCACAGGAGAGGGAGCCTTCTTCTCTATCTCTGTTTCTGATTCTGTCTCTGATTCTGTCTCTGTCTGTGACATGGGCGGGACATTGGCGGGACGAGGAGGTGGGACATGGGCGGGACGAGGCTTGGAAGCCTTGGCCCTCTGCCTCTGTTTCCGCTTGGTTGCGGCTGTTCTCTCGTTCGCCTCCTTCTTCATTCTGCGGCTCACCAGGGTCCAGGTCTCACCGTGACATCCGCGGGACGCCTCGTGACAAGTTACGTCCGCCGTTCCTGTGTCTCTCAGTTCCTCCAGGTATGATCTCACCTCCTCCGCTGTTCCTCCCACCATTCGCGCCAAATGCTCCAGGGTCCCCGTCCACTCTCCATCCGGATGCATATAGGCTATGAGGTCGATCCAGAACCCTCTACAGCCCAGGGATAGGATCCGCGTGTCCTTGAGCCAATCCGTGGGCCAGAACTGCATCCACGGATAAGGCTTGCCGGCCATTACTCACCCCCCTCCCCCACCCAACGCTCCAGGGCGGTCCTCGAGAATATGTACTTCTTCGAGGGCTGGACGTAGCAGGACTCCGGGACCCTGCCCTCCTTGATCCACCGGCTCAGAGTTGTCCGGTCCACCTGGAGCATGGCCGCCGCCTCCTCGAAACTGAGGAACGGCCCTTCCGGGAATGTTGCCGTTGCTTCTGGCATACTGCCTCCTTCCTAGTGGCTCCCTGCTATAGTATGCCGTATTATACCACGCAGGGAGCCACATTACAATCCAAATCTACACGTTGAACACGGTATCCCTGAGGACGTTCCTCCTCCTGGATCGGCCCTTCTCCACCTCTGGGCGTTTCAGGACGCCCCTGGTCTCCAGGGTCTCCAGGTAGAGCCACGACATCATCCGCGTCCGCCTGATCCGCGAGCCCACCGTGTCAGGGGTCAAGGCCTCCTCTCCCTTCTCCATCATCTCCCGTAATACGAGGTAATACAGGATCTCCGCGGGCTCGCACTCCTTCTCCGCCAACTTCTCCACCAGTTCCAAGTTCACATATCCCGCCGCCTTCTTCCGCTTCATGCCGCCGCCCTCCTTCTGCGCTCATGGTGGACCGTGGCGTGGCAGGAATGGCAGAGGATGTCACAACGGCGGAGTTCCTCCAGGACGGTCTTCTGGGAGAGCCGATACCTGAGGGCCTCCGCGATAGAGAATCGCTTGTGGGTCCTGTTCCTGTGGTGGAAGGCGAGATGGCGGAACCTGTTATCCCCGCACCTGGAGCAGCCCTTCTCCTCCTTGATCTCCTGGACCAGGATCCTGAGCCGCTCCCGTCGCTCCTTCTGGTACGCCATCACAGACCTCCCTTCTCTATCTCCTCCAGGGCCGCGTCCATGGCCTCGAGGAGCTTGGTCTCCACGCTTTGTTCGTTGTCGTTCAGGATACAAGCTTCCTCCGATACCGCCCGCGCAGCATCCACCAGGGACTCCACGCGTCTCCGCTTCTTCCTCTCCTCCTCTCCGAAAACCTCCAGGAGGGTCTTCCCCCTCGCCACGGCCTCGCATTCCTCTGGATTACAGCAATACCCTCCATGCTCACAGGTTTCTCCTGTCCAATTCACCCCTCACCTCCGACTTCTTGGCGGATGCGTCTCTCTATTTCTCTAGCCCGATACACGCCTAAAGTACCCGACGGAGATATCACAATGGCGTCTATCGCATCCAACAGCTCCTCGATCCGCCTCCTCCGATCTACCGCCACGCCAAGGACCTCCAGGACAGCGTCCCGCGCTATGCATAGCTTGGCCTCCTGCTTGTGGTGGCCCGAATAGTGGAGCCAATCCATCACCTGTTGTATGGTCTCCAGCATTTCCTCCCTACTCATTCGGAGCCACCTCCTCCACCATGGCCACGGCCTCCACGCCACGGATCTCCTCGCCCTCCTCGCCCTGACAGGCAAGCAACGCGACATATTCCAGCCGCTCCTCTGGACTCAGGTCCTTGATCTCCAGCCGGAACTCCTGGGAGATCACCTCGTTGAGGACGCGCCCTTCCGCGTTGGCGATCCCCGCCGCGATCTCTGCCCGTGCTAGTTCCAGATGCTGTCCCCAGTAACACAGGAGCCAATAGTGGCCCACCAGGGACAGCAACGCCACGAGACAAGTCAATAGGGCTATTTGGTTGGACATCTTCATGCTTACACCTCCCGCTTCCAGATCCGTTGGCCTGGGCGAAGATCAATGTGGACGTGGGTCCGGTATCGCTTTATGAACACTATCTCCCTGGTTTCAACGCACGCGGTCTCCAGCTTGTCCAGGGTCTCAACGAATGCCTCCCGCGTCTCCTGTGCTAGGGGAGCAATATCCAGGGCGAGCCCTGCCATGTGCTTGGAGGTAGGAGAGGACCCTGGGAGGCTCGCGTTGTGGCTTGGGCATCTGTAGGCGGACGTGATATAGATCATCTGTCCGTACCTATGCCCAACCTTCCGCAGGGCCGCGAGAACCTTGGTCTTGATCTTGACCTCCCCGCAGCATGGACAAGCAACGTCCTCGATCCAGGACATTGGGAGTTGGTGATACCACCTAGCTTGTGCCATCGTCTTCCTCCTTCTGGTTCCCCTTGATCCGAACAACGCGCCCAGGAGAGGGAGGAGAAGGCTCCTCGCCCTCTCCATACTCGACGATCCCGCCTCCCTTCTTCCACCTGTAGCCTGGAGGACGCCGTGAAGTTCGCCTCCTATTGGATGACGGACTCCGTCCGTTCCGATCCAGACCCTCGAGCATTCTCTGGAGTTCCTTCTGTGTCGTTCCTTTCGGGACACTGTACCGCCCTCCTCCGTGGTCGATCAGTCCGCTAGAATGGGGCATCATCTTCTTCTGCTTCTTGGCCATTGCCTTCTCCTCCTATGAACCCGCGGAGCCTCTCCTCCAGTTGGCTCCAGAGGGGATCCTCTGCGGGTCGCTCCTTCATGGCCTCCCAGGACGTAACCTCTCCCGTGCTTAGGGTCTTAACCTGGAAGGTGAGTTGCTTCCCTCGCTCACCGTAGTCCTCCCAGACCTTCCCCGCCAAGCCCCACGCGTGCCAAACATGAGGGCCGTGCTTCTTCTGCTCAGAGCCTCCACCGCCGCCCTGGGAGCCCTGTTGCCGTGGCTGCCGCGGCTGTTCCTTGGGGGGGGAGACCTCTCCTCTCAAACTGTCGGGGAGGCTGTTCCCGTCGTCATCATCCCCCTTGGGGCAACAAAGGCACATAGTAACGAGGGAGTATCTCTTGTTGAACGTGATCAACTTGGCCTGTTCCTGGTGGCCCAGGAGGTACTCCGTCCCGTTCTGGGTCCTGCCCTTGGCGAACGGTAGGGCGTACCAGTCGCGCTCCCACTCCCCACTCTCCCCGTGGGTGATCTGGGTACTGATGACGAGGAGGGGATCGTCCGCCACCCATGTGGTAAGTACCCTCTGGGTAATGGCCAACCCATGCTTCGAGAAGACTGGACGGATCAGGGCCGCGCAGTCGTTCAAGTCCGCGAAGCTATAGGAGAAGTTAGCCTTGGCCGATTTGACCTTGACCTCCCGCGTCTTGACAGGATCCTGGAGTTCCGCCTGGGCCGCGGCCTTCGCCTTGGCGAGGGCTCCTATCGTCTCAGACTGTAGCTGGATTATGTCCGTCATCTCACGTCCTCCTTGTTGGTCTATCGGATCTGTAGACTGTGTCCGTCCTTGTGGATCACGCAACCCTGGACCGTCTCCCCTGTCTCCTTCCACTCCTGGAGAATGGCCCGCTTGTCCACCCGGGTCTCCACCCTCTCCTCCGTGAAGGCGTCAGGGATCACAGACGCGTCCACTACCTCCACGGATGGAGGCTTCTTGCGGAGGCTCACCGTCAGAACCTCGCCCTCCACCTTCTTCTTCCCCAGGGCCTCGAGGTTCCTGTGGAGGTAGTCCTTGAGGTGGGCCGCGCTGTTGGCCTTCGCCCGCGCCCGATCTGCTAGCCGCTTGGCCTCCTGGTTGATCGCGTCCGCCTCCAGTTCCAGGGTCCTGATCACCTTGGCCACGTTCTCCGCCTTGACCTCGATCTCATCATCCAGGGCCTCAAGGAGGGCCGCGGTCTCCTCGTCCACCTCCCCACTCTCCCCGATCCTCTCCAGTATGCCGAAGTAGTCGTCCGTCAATTCGTACAGCTTCATCTTCCTTCCCTCCTTGGGTGTTATCTGCTCCAGCCATCCTCTCCAATGTGGTGATCTCGAGAACATGGAATGTAGGGCTTGTACCTGTACGGGAAGACCTCCTCCGAAGTTTTCCCCAATGCCTCCAGGAACCCGGGGTCCCCCTGCCAAACGAACTCACGCCCGTCCCTGGACAGGAGCCCCGTCCCCCCGTGTTCTCCAGAGTCCACGTCCGAGAACTCCCCAATGGCCTCATGGGTGGATCCGTCCGCCATCTTGACCTTCATGGTCCGCAGAGACCAAGGCCCATATTCCCCCTCGATCTCCACCACCCCAGGGACTCCCAAGGTGAACTTCGCCTCCTTGCCGCCCTCCACCTCGATGATCACCACGTCCTTCTTCGCGCCCATGCTGTCCTCCTTCCCTCGTCTCTATTGCGGGTACGGCTCTGGTAGGTGTTCCTCCTGGAGTACCCCAACGCACTCCAGACAGTAGTCCCCGCCCTCCATGTTGGTGAGAGGGCCACCGCAACCGCGGCAACCCTCCTCCTCTAGTTCCTCCTTTCCAGGGTAGTCCAGCGGCTCAGGGCGGAAGGGCTCGAAGCAGTCCGGAACCCCGGGCCAACCGGGATCAATAGGATCGGAACAGTCTATCCCCCAGTAATGGCAACCGTAGCAGATGCTCATTCTGAACCTCCCAGGATCTCGACACAGGCCGCGAGAGCCAAGTCCACCTTCTCCCACTCCAGGCCCTTGATCTTCTTCCGGAGGCTCTCCACCTCTGCCTCCAGATTGTCAACGTGTTCCCATAGGTCCATTCGCTCCAATACCAACGCCTTCGCATCCTCCTTCAGATCGTCGCGCTCCGCGGTCAACTCCTCCACCTTCACCTCCAACTTCTCACAGGTCCCCTCCAGGTCCTCGATCTCCGCCTCCGCCCACGCGGGGAGGTACGCGTTGGGATCCCTTGCGCTCATCATGACGCCACCTCCTGGTTCGCCTCCAACCACTCCAGCCGATCCCGCTCCTCCTCCGGCAGGGCGGAACGGAACGCCCACATTGCCGCTTCCAGATCCGAGAGGGCAGACCGGCAGACCCTGGGGCTGTAGCCCAACTTCGCCAACATCTTGACCCGGTTCAACTTGGCTTGGGTCTCCTCCGCCCACTCCACCAGACTCGCGTTCTCCTTGCTCAGTCGCTCCCCTTCCTCCTCCAGGGCCTTCTTGTAGCGGGCCTTCGCCGCGGCCATGCCTCCACGGGCCTCCAGTTGCTCCGCCATGGCCTCTATAGCCTTCTCGCTCATGTCCTCCACATCCTGGATGCAGGACTCCGCGTGCTTCTTTGCCGCTTCCTCCTGGGCCTCCTCGTCCGCCCAGTCTTCCCAGTAGAACGTTCCCGCGGGCTTGCCCTTGTACCACATCATCTCACTACCTCCTGAGAACGCAGGAGGGACTCCTGGGTGAGATACCATAGACGGTCCCAGGAGCCCCTTCTCTGCTTGTTGGCTGTTGTTTTGGTATCTCATGTTGAACAGTATAGTGGATTATACAAGGGAAGTCAAGGGAAAACGGACTGTTTTCGGGCGTTTGGATGAAGAATCTCTGGGTTATGGGATCGCCCAGGGCGGGCGTCCGCGAGGGGAGGGAAACGCGGCAGGGCTAGGGCCTTTTGTTGGTTGAGGGAAGGCGCCCCAACCCTGCCACGCTAGGGCGTAAGCCTCCGGGATCCATACCCCCATTCCTCCCCTACCCCACAACAGGCCTCCTCCACGCGAGCCCTCGCCCATTCTGGCAGATCATAAGCCCAGGCCCCAGGCCTCACGCTCCCGATGTGGTCCCCATGGATGTGGAACTCGTCCCACTCTCCGAAGTCCTCCAGCTTGGACGCCCGCTCCCTGTTCCTCGAGACCCCGAACTCTCCAGACAGCATCCGCCGATAGTCCGCGGGGATCGCCACGGAGAACTCCTCCTCCAGGGCGTCGAATATCACCCCGTAATTGTTCCAGAAGTCCTCATACCAGAGCAGCAAGGAGGGACCCTTCACCACCTCGCGGAGGGCGCGGAAGCTCACCTCCATCCGCTGGATCGCCGCCGTGAGATCCCGGGCCGCCCCCTTCCCTCTCCGATGGCGTCGGGCGAGCCTGATCCTGTAGAGGGAGGCCACCACGTCGCGAGGGTCACGGATCGAGATCACCGCCGTGGCCCCTTCAGGCTTCCAGACATCCGGGTGGACCTTCTGGATCTCCTGGAGGGGGAATATGGCCTGGAGAAGTTGCCATATCAGCGTTGAGCCGCTCCTGGGTATCCCGCACGCTACGAGTCGAGGCATCCCGCGTCCTCCAGGATCAGGCTCTCCCAATACTCGAACCACAGGGACTCCATTGGCAACGCGAAGCGCTCCTGGAGCCCAGGCAACTCCTCGAGGAGCCGCTCCTCCGTGACCTCGTCCCACCTCCGCACCATCAGGCAGGGAAAGCCCTCGAGGACCGCCTCCACCTCTGGGCTCCGCAGGACCACAGGGATCGAGCCCAGGAGAATGCTCTCCCAATGCCGATGGCAGTCAGGACCCGCCCCAGGAGGGGAGAGGACGTATGGGTGGGACGCTATCCCCTCGTAGAACTGCTCCATGGGGACCGGCTCCCCTCCACCCTCTGCCGTGACCCACTCCAGGTCCTCGAACTTCTCATAGAGTCCGCGCCTTGGGTTGGGCGTGGGGCCTCCTGGGATCTTCTTGGAGAAGCAGAGGTACAGGAGCCCCTTCTGATCTGGACGCCCCTGGTCCATTGCCGCCCTCAGGAGGGCCTCCCCCTCCACGGAAGTCCTGATACCAATGGGGACCGCCCTCACCAGCGGACTCCTGGTCCTCACGTTGTTGGAATACCAGCGGCGGACGTTTGGAGGCAGGACGCGGAGCATTCCGTCCGTTACGCACGCGTCAGAGTAGCTCGTGATCAGCACGCAGGGCGGGAACGCCCCCAACTGTCGGAACTGGGAATGGATCTTCTGGGTCCTGGAGTAAACGATTGGCCCCGGCTGGACAGCCTCCGCGTCGTAGTTCAGGCCCGCGAGCTCCGCTAGCCGCTGGTTGGTGATAAAATTCCGCGTCATTTGTAGACCTCCTTGATAAAGGCGCTTAGGTTCTCATGTCGATCCCATTGGTGGACCACGGCAGGGACCCTCCCCGCCTTGTTGACGATCTTCCCGTGGACGATCTTCACCGTTTCCCTGGGGACATAGCCCACCGTGTAGACCTCGCCCTCCTCGTTGCCCCAGACCCTCAGACTGGAGCCCTGGAAGACCTCGTTGGCTCTGCGCCGAACAATGGAGTTATGGTGGGCCGTGTCCTGGGAATGGACGCGGATCCCCGCCGCGATCTGATCCAGGTACAGGCTCATAGACCTGTGATCTCCGCAGGAAGCCCCAACGCAGGAGATGGGGAGGTCCGCCATGGCCTCCAGGACCGCCTCTCCGAACGCCTCACGGATCCATTTGGAGTTCCAGGGACAACTCCCCACCCTCATGGAGAGGTCCTCCTCGAAGGCGTGGAAGCCCTCAGAGGGGAGAGCTTGGCTTGGGTCCTTCTGGAACACTACATCCCGCGTATCGGCCACCAGGACGCCCTCGCACGCTATCTCCTTGACCGCCGCCGCGAGGTGGAAGAATCTATCATGGTGGACCTTGGTCACGGGACGAGGCGGAGGGCGGACCATGGCCCCCCACCTCTCCCCCTCCTCCGCGGCCCCCCTGTCCGCGAACCATAAGATGCGCCCCTCGTAGCCCGTCATTCTCAGGGACTTGAGGAAGGGCCGCACCTTCCGGGCGTGGTAGCCGCGAGCATACCCGGCCACGAGGTCAACCATACCACCCCTCCTCGAAGCGGACATCCTGCCCCCAGAGCCGCCGCGCCTCATGGAGAGCCGCGTGGCTCAGGTTGTCCAGGTCCAGGGGCTCCCTCGATGCCAACCCCGTCCACGCGCTTCCATGGGGTGGCCTGTAAACGTACTGCTTCCAGTCCTCGAAGAAGGCGTCCAGCCGCGGCCATCCGTAATGCTCGCGGCCTGGAGGCTCGAGGTCATGGACAACGATCCATTGAGCCTTGGGTCCCAGGGCCAAGACCGCAGGAACGCGACAAGCCGCGAACGTGTCAACGAATAGGAGATCCACGGGAGCCTCCTCGAGGGCCAACGCTCTATAGAAGGCCTGGATGGTCTCCACGCGCTTGGGATCCACCTCTGGAGCGGGCTTGGAGCAAGTGGTGGGGACTCGCTCCACCGTCCAAGAATGCCCTGGAGTGGGTGGGTATCTCCCCCGAACAGCCCGCGCCCATCCAGCACTATGCTCGATGGAGTGGAGCCTTGGAACGCGACGTAAGAGAGGAGTGGAGAAGATACCGCACCCACATTCCAGGGCCGATTGTGGCCTGAGAACCTCGAGGACCGCCGTGAGGACAGGCAAGTGGGAGCCCCACGTTGTCTCCTTCTCCCTTAGATCAGCGACCATCTGGGAACCCTTCCGCCTGTCTGGACTCGAATATGGCCCGATCCCTGGAGTGGAGCCGCTTGGCTGTTCTCAAATGCCTGGGGCGCCTGGGTTGCGCCTCCCTCTGCCAATGCCGATGGTATTGGATCACCTGGGGCCATTGCTCGAAGGCTCCCATGGCCTGGGCCTTCGCCTGGAGTTCTCGATCACAGAAATAGTGGAAGTACCCGGGCCAATACGGGCCGCGCCCGCCGTAGGCCTTCTCAATGAAGCCGCGCCCGATCCAGGGAGAGACCGCGCAACTCTGGACCTCCCCGTACTCGTCCCCCGTTGGCTGGATAACGCCGCAGAGATCGGGGAACCTCTCCAGGAAGCGGCCCCCAAGCTCCTGGGCTGTCCTGCTTGTGTCTGGGTCTATGTCCGTCCCTACGATCACCACCACATCCCCAGGGGCCTCCAGGCATAGCACGTTGGCCGCCACAGGGAAGCCCGTCCATTCCTCCTGAACAATCACCATGTCCGCCCTCTCGAAGTCCTCAGGACCGAAGGGAGGATTTACCAGAACCGCGACCTTGTAGCCCAGTTCGCGCCATTTCTCCACCTGGGGCCTGGACAGCATGGGGGAGATCGTCGGCCATGCCGCCCATACGTCCACGCTCACCGCGCCCTCCTCCTGTCGATCTGCTTCTTGAACCTCTGGGAGCCCCTCGTATGAAGGATAACAGGGGGGGGACACGGATCCAGGTGTCTGGGTGTCAGGTCCTGGATGTATGTGTACTCCTGGGGGAGAGAGCAGAACCGTAGCCCCCCCACCTTCTGGATTGCCATATCTAGGGTCCGCTGATCCCATGCCGCCTTCCCGCCTGGGAGCCGCCTGGGATGGGCCTTGTTCAGATAGATCCATTTCCTCACTACCCTCCTGCATTGGACCGTGTTCCCCCACCAGATAGTCCCAGAGAGCAACTCGTCCCTGTGAATGAAGCGGACAGCCGCGAGGTCCGCGTCCAGTCCACCGTCCAGGAGGACGGGAGGCCGCATCATCAGGGCGTCCACGTCCAAATAGAGCAGGGGCTCTCCCTCGTACTCCTCCAGCATTTGGAGACAGAAGGGCGCCTTGGCCTGGGTGTTCTCCTGCCAACTTCCCCGATGGTGTATCCCCGCGATTGTGTAGGCGTATCCCCACTCCTCGAGGGACGCCTTGAGCTTGGCCGCCTCCTCCTCGTAGGGCGTCCCAATCGTGAAGTATGCCACCACGCGGGGCCGCGCTGGATCGCCAACGCCATCCGTCTCCTGCCTGGTCTCGATCACCTTCCCTCATTCCTCCGTCAGTAGATCCCCGCCGTGAGGGGATCCAGGTCCACCGTATCCGCTAGAACGTGTTCCACCACCTCAGACTCTCCCAGGGTGTCGTCCAGGGAGTCCGTCCGATAGACCACGGACAAGACGTGGAGCGTCATCCCTGGAGAGAACCAGGACTCTGAGATCGTGGCCTTCCATTGGTAGTCCCCGCCCAACCTCGTGAGCGTCCCCGATGCCACAGGGCTATCCACCCCAGGGACCGGGTCCGCCCCGTCCTTGACATAGACCTCCCACGCGTCCGCCTCATTCCTGTCCACTCCGTAGGCGTAAAGGCTATAGACGGAGATGGTCCCCACCGCGTCGTCCAAGACGCGCCTGATCGTGGGAGGAGATAGAACCCCAGGATCCTCCTCCCCTGTGTCGTTGATCGTGATCAGCCGCGGGTGCTGGTTGAAGCTAAGGAGCCCGAAGCGATTCCTGTAGGCTGTCAACGCGTAGTATTCCGTCTCCTGCCCAGAGGACGGAAGGTTCAGCGGGTACGAGAACGGGAGCGTTGGAGACGTGTCCACGGGTTGCGTTGAGTCGCTCAGATCG